AACTGGTGAAAAAAGTTCATCAGATCTGGTGAAAAAAGTTCACACACAAAATAACAATAAAAACACTATACAAAATACAAGTAAAAAAAATACCAAAAAAAGTGTTTTGGAATTGCTTGCTGATTTTGGAATCACTGGGCAACTTGCTGATGACTTCATGATCCATCGCAAGGCCTGTAAAGCACCAATTACTGGAACAGCACTGAAAGGCTTTCAGCGTGAGGCGGACAAAGCTGGAATACCTCTTGCCGAGGCAATCACAATATCCATCGAGCGTAATTGGCGTGGATTTAAATCCGAATGGGATTGGCGAGGCGGTGGAGTCATCCATCGACAACCGCAAAAAATGACATTTACCGAAAAGAATGCGCAGCCGTGGAATCGTGAAGAAGATTGGGAAGGAGTTTTCTAATGAGCCAAGTAACAACACTAAACCAAACTACAACAAAACAAGCTCCAGTTATCGCAGAGAAGTTAATTGACAGAGTTTTCGAGCAACTGATCGCATCTTGCCCAACGCTCTTAACGGTTCAACCTGAACAATTAAAAATTCTTAAACAACAATGGATTTTAGGCTTTGCCGAGAATGGTATTAAAACGTTTGAACAGGTTAAGCGTGGAATGGCTGCCGCAAGAGCTAAAACAAACGGATATTTGCCAAGTGTAGGCGAATTTATTTCTTGGTGTAACAACTACAACAACCACGAATTAGGATTGCCAACGCTGGAAGAGTTAGAGGCTAGACTTCAAAAATACTTTGGTTATGCGAAAGAGCCACACAATTTCAAATTCCGTTCGAGAGCAGAGTATTACTTGTTAAAAACAATCTATGACGGTTATGGCAAAAAGAAATGGGAAGATTGCCAAAAGGCCATGCCAAAAATACTTGCCGAAGTAGTTGATAAAGCTCGCACTGGTTTTGAATTTCCACAAATTCCAGAACTGCTAGAGCAAAAGCCAAAAGTTATTCCTCCAGAAGTATCAAAAAACGGTGTAGCAAAGATTAAAGAGATTATGGGGATTGCGTAAATGACAGAACAAAAATTTGATAAAGATACTTATCCAACTCCATTATCAATTTTTAATCCACTTGATAATGAGTTCATCTTTACTTGTGATGGCTGCGCCAGTGCTGAAAATGCCAAAGTGCCTGAATTTTTTATCACAAAAGAACAGGATTTTTTAACTTATCCGCTAAATGATGAAAGCGTATTTGTGAATCCTCCATATAGCAAACCATTGCCATTTATTGAAAGAGCAGTAAGCCTCTTTGAAAACAATAATTGCCTAGTCGTTATGCTGCTCCCTATCGATATATCGACAAAATGGTTCACTTTGGTTACGCAAAAAGCAACTGAAATCCGTTTTATCGTTGGTGGACGAGTTAAATTCCTAAACGGTGAAACAGGTAAATATGTTGATGTTTGTCGTGGAAATGTGATTGCAATTTTTAATCCATATCAAAGAGCGATGAATCAAGTTATCCGACACGTTCATATTGATTCATTCAAGGATTTAGAGTGGCGTAAAAAATAGTAAATCCACTAGACGGAACATCAGGAAGATGGGCAAAAGTAAACGTAAGCAAAAAACGGAAATTTTTGCAGTTAAATATGCCAATGGTGCGGTTGTAGCTGAAACGGATTATGACCGCAATTTACTCAAGGGGTTGCCGGTTGGAAGTGCGGTAAAAATTATACCAATTAGCAACAATCGTAATTATCAACATCATAAGAAATTTTTTGCATTGCTAGATTGTGGCTTTGAATATTGGCAGCCTGAATTTAGCGTACTCACACAAGCTGAAGAATGGATTGCTCAAGCGGTTGCAAAAAAGATAGCGATTGCCGCAAACGATGAAGATTTTTATCAAAGAGTAACAAAGCCAATAGCTGATAGCGTGCTTGCAGATGTGCGATTAAATCGAGAATCAAAGCTCGATTATGAGGGGATGAAAACGCTTGAATCGTATTTAGATCACGTTATGAAAAAAGCGGGCTTTTACGATATTAAGCCGGTTCAAGATGGTGGAACAATTAAAGAGAGATGGTCAATATCATTCGCCAATATGAGCCAAGAAAAGTTCAACAGTGTTTACAAAGGAGTGTATGGCGTAATTTGGAATGAAACACTATGCAACATTTATGAAAGTGAATCTGATTTAAATAACAGAATTGATCAATTAATGGCATTTGGAGGATAAGCGAATGGAATCGCTAAATTACATCATTTTACTATTAGGCTTTATGGCTGCACCGTCTTTGACCTTTATCGTTGCGATCATTTTTCAAAATTACATCACTAGAGTTATTTTCCATTGGACGGCTTGCGTTAGCATGGTTGGCTTTTGGCTTTCGATAGTGATTGGATTTGGTTATTGGTTAGCTAAACATCTTGGATAGGCGAGGAAAATAAAATGGCTAATTTACGCAAGGAGGCGAAAGGGCGTGAATGTCAGGTAAGAATTCCTGGTATTTGCACAGGCGAAAACGAAACAGTGGTATTGGCGCACTATACAAGCTCTTGGCTCAGAGGCATGGGAAGTAAGCCGCATGATATTTTTGGAGCTTATTGTTGTGCAGCTTGCCATAACGCAATCGATGGGAGAGTAAGAACAAATTATTCCCGAGAGCAATTAAGACTTATGCACGCTGAGGGAGTATTAAGAACAATCAACATTTTACTCAAGGAGGGGAAAATATGTCTGATTGGTTAGAGATTGCATTACCTTACCCGCCATCTGTGAACCATTATTGGCGGCATACACGAAACGGACGGCATTATATCAGCGAGGCCGGCAGAAAATTTAAAACGGAGGCTTTGAAAATTTTACAACAATTTGATCCATTTACAGGCTCAGTGGCGATTTGCCTTGATGTGTACTATCCCGATAAACGCAACCGTGATCCAGATAATATAAACAAAGGGCTTTTTGACAGTTTAGTCGCCTCAGGATTAATACAAGACGACAACAACAAAGTGATAAAAGATTTTCGCAGCAAAAATTGCGGGATTAAAAAAGGCGGAATGGTAGTGGTTAAAATTAGAGGGCTTGAAAATGAGTAAATCTATCGAATTATTGGTTAAATTACACAATCCAAAATGCGTTAGCGTTGAAACCGTCGGTCGTGGTGGCGTGGCATTGCTTTATAAAGAGCAAATTATTTGCGCCTTTGCTCAGGCCGAAAATAAACACATGCTAGGGTATCATCTTCTGATGAGCAAATACCGCCAAGAAAAATCCTCAAGAGAATTTGTTGATAGTTATGTTGATGCGTGGTGTGAAGAGTTTGGGCATCCAGAGCATTCCACAGAGGCTTTAAAATACGTTGTGGATATAGTTTGCGATCTTCCATTGCCTAGCCAGTTAAAGCATATTAAAGCATTAAGAAACCGTTATTTGCGCTCGCAATATGCGCATTTATCAGCCTTAGATAGAGCAAATAAAATGGCTGAAGAAAATGGATTGTCCGCTAATAGCATTGAGGCTCGTCAGTTGAGAATTAGAGAATTAAACGATTTGCGTAAATCCAATACTTGCCCTCGCTGCCGTGGCACTGGTGAAGTCGGTAGAGTGCAAAAGCACGAATGCCCGGAATGTAACGGTAAAGGTCAATTAAAAGCCAATATTTATCACTTGATGAAGTCTTTAGATTGCACAGAGGCTTACTTTAAGCGCTATCTAAATGCACTTGTTGTTTCCTTTGAGCGCCATTGTTACGAGGAAATGAGTTGCGCCGAGAATGTGATCAAGCAGTATTTGAAAAAAGAAATGCAATAATAGTTTATATATGTGATGCAGATCACAGACTATTTTTAGTGGATAAATATAATTAAATACTGTTACTTTTTATGGAGGCTATATGCGAAAAATATTAACTGTTTTATCTGCTTTTGTTGTTATTAGCTGCTCTAGTGGTAATGGATCGAGTACAACAAAATTGAATTATTTAGAGGTTGATAATTTTTTTAATTCAAAAACAGATATTGATGGGAAAGGAAGTCAATATAGCCTTTTACTGAAGAAAGAAGTGCCATTTACAAGTGAAGAAATACTGAGAACCGAAATACACTACAAAGCTATAAAGCGAGCTATGGCAGAGGTAAATCCAGCGACAGCCGGTTACTATGAACAGATCACAGATAGAGAACAGTTAGAAAGCAAAAAAATCTTTTCCGGCAAAAGATTTACTGTGAATTACATCAAAATTATAGAGAAAGGCGAATATCCAACTGTTTTATTGAACGAAAGAGTGGAAATTGTAAAAAACGATGGTGGCGTAATATATCCAAAATACCCTAAAACATTCTATACAGTTAAGTTTGACTGCAGAAATCCGCATAATGATTCCATAAAGAATATGTATGTAAAAAGCATCATTCCAGAAAAAGGAAATGCAGAAGTTATTTTTGAATTGCTCAATCCAATAAGAGTTACTGGTGGCGAGAAAATTAAGTTAAGATACTACTTTCCTAATAATACGGTTACAGATGAAGAGATGTATTATTCAAGAGAGGCTGCTGAATCGTCAATGTATATTTTCGATAAGGCTAAACAAGTAGCTTGTGTGGGGTGATTAAATGAGGTTATTTCTGCTGGTATTGTTTTCACTTGTAACTAATACAGTATTTGCAAATCACACAACTTGCAATGATATAGGCGACACTGTTATTTGTCGTGGTTCTAACGGATTTTCAAGTACAACACACAGAATTGGCGATACCTATATCACAAGTGGATCAGGCGGTTACAGAGCAACAACTCACCGTATAGGCGATGATATATATCGAGGTCATGATAACAGAGGGAATAGCTGGAATGTATTTGATGATTCCAACGATAAATACTAGGCGATAAACGCTTGTAATATATATAGATTCATTGACTTTTCAAAAGTTTTGCAGTAAGATTTATAAAAATAGCCGGAGTGTAATTAGCACTTCGGCTTTTTACTTTTAATTGCAATGTCTTACAAGGACACATTGCATCAACCAAGACCCGCTTAATTGCGGGTTTTTTCATTTATACAAAACGGATAACCAATGCAAGACAACGGAGCGCCTAATAATGGCATTGATATTATCGCAACGGTTATCTCTCTAGCATTTTCTGGTTTAGGTGGCGTTGTTAAGTATATAACAGCAGCGCAGTCTATCGGTGCAAACGTTAAATTATCTGCCGTTGTATCTAGTTTTCTTGTTGGTGCATTTAGTGGGATGGTGGTGGCATTTTTCTTGATGTCACAAAGCATTGATACGCTAATGATTATCTCAATCGCTGGTGCGTTTGGATATTTTGGTGTTCCCGCTCTATGGGGGTTGTTAAGGGTTTTCTTTCGCCAAATCGGCGGTTCGGTTGATGACCTAAGCCCTAACTATTCAATGAAAGACATCGAAAGGGAAACAAGCAAAAAACGATCATCATCTTATGACGATGAAACGCCAGTTTTTGGTGATCAGGAAGAAGAAATTATAGCGGATAGCACAGACGAGCAAAGCGATGTAAAGGCAAGGAGCAGAGAAAATGGGTAGAGAGAGAGCTGCAAGAATGGGAATTGCGCTCGATAAGCTATTTGGCTGCTGCCTATTTATTGGCTGCATCGGGCTATCAGCGCAAATATACAGTCAAAATAAGAGCCTGGAAATGCTCAAAGAAAAGTACGACCAGACAGTACAGTTAGCAGAAGAGCGAACGAAACGGATTGATGCTCTTCGGGATATGGTAAGCGACAGAAATGACAGAATTGAATTCTTGCTTGAAGAACAAGCAAAGGAGCGTAAGCGAAATGAAGATAAGCTGGATGGGATTAGTAAGATTGTTCTTTCAAGTAAATGCGTTCGTGGCGATAGTGTTAGCCGTGATGTTATTAACAGGCTGCTTAAATCAGAATAGCAATCCAGTCGAGAAAGTTAAAATTGTTAGGATTGCGATTCCAGACAATCTTCTTATCACTTGCCCTAAACCAATGCTTAAAGGTGAAACAACTGCTGATGTTGCGGTTTATGCAGTTAAAGTCACAGATCAGTTAAAAATCTGCAATAGCCGAATCCTACAAATTAAAAACCTCGTTGAAGATAACGAGCGAGAAGTTACGCAAAATTCAGAAAGCGAATTAGAGCCTATTAAATTAGGCGATAACAAAGAACATCGCCAAAGTGGTAAAGGGCGAGCGGATAACAAAAAATAGAGGGTGTTAATAATGTTGATTTCTAAAGAGAGATTTAACAAAGTATTCCCTAATGCAGTATCGGGAATGTACGATGCAATCGACAAGCAAATCGCTGTTGCCGGCTGCATTACTAAACCGCAGCAAGCTATGTTTATTGCGCAATACGGACACGAAACGCAAGGATATACAAGGTTGAGCGAAAACCTAAATTATTCTGCAAATGGTTTAGTTAATGTTTTTCGTAAATACTTTCCAACGTTAAACCTTGCTAAACAGTATGAACGAAAACCGCAAGCAATAGCAAATAAGGTTTACGCTAATCGCATGGGTAATGGTAGCGAGGCAAGCGGTGACGGTTGGAAGTATAGAGGTAGAGGGTTGCCGCATCTTACTGGTAAAGATAATTACGGTAAATTCCAAGCATGGCTAGGCAAGACAGTTGATCCAGAAGAATTATCAACCGATTTAAACTTGGCAATTAAAGCCGGTGTTTGGTATTGGTTAGCTAATGGATTAGCTAATCTCGGCTCTGTTGAAAAAGTTACCGTGAGAATCAACGGCGGCACAAATGGATTAGAAGATCGCTGCAAGTTATATCGTGCGCTAATGGTGGATTAAGCTATGCAAAAGTATATTTACTGTGGGTTAGGTGTTTTATTTATTGCACTATGCACTGCGCTTGGGCATCAAGCAAATACCATCAAAAGCCTTGAATTAACTAATGCAGAACAAGCCAAAACAATCGAAACTCAATCCAACTCAATTAAGCAGCTAAAAGCAGATATTGAAGAGAACGAACGATTAACCTTTGAATTATCAGAAAGCGATAACAAAACAAGAGAGGAAACAAATGCGATTATTAAATCAATCCCTAAGTCAGATCGCAAAAGTGACGCGTTTAACTCCGCTGCTCCTAATAGCATTATTAACTTCTTGCGCCAATAAGCCGCCAGTCGTTACAGCTTGCTCAAAAGTTCCAGTGGCATATCTATCGCATTTAGATAAAACAGTCTTTGCCGGTGAAACATACGGCGACATTGCGCAATACTCAGTGATTTTAAAACGTGAGCGTGATATGTGCTTAAATCGGATTGAGAAAATCCGTGAATGGCACACAGAGAAGTTAAGTAAATAGGGGAGTAAATGTTTTTTCCAAAATCAAAGAAGAAACTTCTTGAAGAGGGGTTTACCCATCATTGCAAAGTGTGGGGAATCCCTTGTTATGTTGGTGGACTGGATGAAGAAGATTATCTTATTGATACCGCCAACTTTATCCCTAGCTGGGTGTTAGACTTGGCTGATGTAATCTGCTTTACCATGCTAGATTATCAAAATAGAGATAATCCGCATTATCTTAAAGGTTGGTCTATCCATGTAGGCGACCCGCTTTAACTAAAACAATACGCCCGCTTAATTGCGGGCTTTTTTATATATCGTTTATGGCAAGAAAGAATTGGAACGCACTTCAAATAGAATACATCAAGTCTTATGCAAAGACTGGTGTATCAGTATCAGAATGGTGCAGAAAGAAAGGACTAAACTTTGCCACTGCGAAACGCTATATCAAAAAGCCTGAAACAGCATTCGCACAGTTAGATGAAATCCAAAAGGGTGACAATCGAGAAGTAAAAGCAATTAAGAAAGCCGTTAAAAACAATACGAATAAAATTGCTGAGTTGGAAGTTGTTGAATCTAAAGAAGATTTAGAGGAAAACTGCGAAATTAATTGCGAAATTGCGAATGAAACTGCGAAACCAACTGCGAAACCGTCTAGATTCTCTTCTGAATTACAATCTCAAAGAAGAATAAAGCATGGCGGTTACGCTCGTTACTTTAAAGATAAATCAGCCTTTGATGTTGTAGTTGATTTTGGCCTTAAAGACGAGATTGATTTAATGCGCCAACGTGCCATTGCATCAATCGAGAATCTTGAAAAGTTCACTGCTGATTTAAGTCACTGTAAAACGGCTGAAGATAAAGAGGTTACTTATAAGCTAATTAATGCCGCCCAGAACGCATTAGATAGAGCGGTTGCACGAATTGAGAGTTTAAGCCGCACAAATAACGATATTGATTTAGTGCTTGAAACAATCGAATTAAGAAAGGCTCAAACGAAAGAAACCTTGCTCAAGGCAGATAAGCTCGCACAAGAGTTAGGCGCAAGAGCAGCAAGCAAACACAAAGTGGAATACACAATGGATTTTACAGGCGGCGATGATGAAGATTAATTATATCGCCTCGCCAACCTTTCGCCGAGTACATAAATCAAACGCATTAGTAAAGGCAATTCGTGGCCCGATTGGTAGTGGTAAATCAGTTGGGTGTGTAATGGAAATGTTCCGCATTTGCTTAAACCAAGAGCCTAATTCTGATGGTGTTCGCCGTACTCGTTGGGCTTGCGTGCGTAATACTTACCCTGAGTTAAAAGGTACAGTAATCAAAACATTCCAAGACTGGATTCCTGACAGTATTTGCCCGATTAAATATGACAGTCCAATCTCAGGATTGATGAAAATTAATCATCCTGACGGCGAAACAACGGTTGAGGCTGAATTTATGTTCCTATCTATGGATAAGCCAAAAGATGTTAAGAAATTAATGTCACTTGAGCTTACAGGGATTTGGATAAACGAGGCTCAATTCTTGCCAGTGATGCTTGTTACTGAGGCTGTTACTCGTACAGGGCGTTACCCTAAAAAGAGCGTATTAGAGGGATTTGATGGCGCAACCTGGAACGGCATGATTATGGATACAAACTCGCCTGATGACGATCACTGGTGGCATGAATTTGAAACCGCTATTGATGAAGAAACAGGCGAAAGTCTAACGCCTAAAGGATGGGAGTTCTTCACTCAACCTGGCGCATTAATTGATATTACAGGCATCCCATATAGCTCTTTATCTGATGAAGTCAAAGCCAATATTGCGGCTGGCTTATACGTTGAATATAAAGGGCATAAATTCGTGGCTAATCCACTTGCTGAGAACGTTGAAAACCATAAGAAAGGTTATGGGTACTGGTTCGGTAACTTGCAAGGTCAAACGCTCAACTGGATTAAATCTCGCATCTGTAATGAGTTCGCAACAGTACAAACAGGTAAACCAGTTTATATGGATCACTTCAACAAAGAATTGCACGTATCAAAAGATAAATTATTGCCAGTTAAAGGATGGCCAACATTTATCGGTCTTGACTTTGGTCTAACGCCAGCCGCAATTATCGGTCAGGTTGCACCAATCGGGCAGTTGCGTATCACTGATGAAGTCGTTGCAACTGGTATGGGGATTGAACGATTTATCCGTGATCAGCTCTCAATTCTACTTAAATCAAAATACAACGGTTGTGAAATTGAAGTAATAGGTGACCCGGCTGGTGTGCAACGTGCGCAAACTAACGAGAAAACGTGCTTTCAAATTCTATTGGAAAACGGCTTTAATGCTCGTCCAGCAGATTCTAACAACACAACAGCTCGCCTTGAGGCAGTTCGTTGGTGGTTATCTCGCTTAGTGGGTAAAGGACAGCCGGCAATGCTTATTAGTCCACACTGTAAAACACTTATCAAAGGTTATGAAACAGGCTATTCATACCGTCTATTAAATATCAGTGGGGAAGATAAATATACAGAAACGCCGGATAAAAATCGTTATTCACATCCACACGATGCAAATCAATATTTATGTTTGGGTGCTATGCCTGATTTATTCAAACAGCAGATCATCAACATCAAACCTCATCAAGCAATCAGTTCATTGACAGGATATTAAAATGGCAGAAGAACAATCAGCATTACTAGAGGCTATAACGGCTTTCGGTTCTGAATTAAAGGTTAAATTACTCGATCATTTAAAGCAACGACAGCCAGTAGTTGAACGCTGGGTGAAAGATATGTATCAGTATCGCAACCAATATTCAACATCAATTCGTACAGGCAAATCAAAAGTGTTTGTTGGTTATACCCGTGCCAAAACCGATGCCTGGACGGCTCAAATGACAGATATGTTATTCCCGAGCGATGACAAAAATTATGGTATATCGCCAACGCCTATGCCTAGCATTTCCAATATGGCAAAACAAACCGATAACGGCAATCCGCAAATGGCTGCTCAAATTGATAATGCTCGTGCGATTATGCAACAAGCGAAAGAGCGTGCGGAGGCGATGGAAAAGCTAATAGACGATCAGTTGCTTGAGTGTGATTATGCTGCTGAGGCTCGCTTATGTTTACATTATGCCGCCGTATTGGGTACAGGTATTTTGCGTGCGCCTATCGTTGATGTTGTGGAATCAAAAGTATGGTCAGAAGATGCGATGGGGCAATGGAATGGCGAGATTGTGGCTAAAACAATTCCGGCTGCTCGTTTAGTATTGCCGTGGGATTTTGTGCCGGATATGACCGCATCCACAATCAAAGATTGCCAATTCGTCTTTGAGCGTAGTTACGTTACGAAAAAACAATTACAGGCTTTAGCTAAAAATCCATACTACTTGAAAGATAACGTGCTTGAGCTTTGCGAATTAGACGGCTCAGATACGAAAACAGCCAGCTCAGATATGGATGGTTATGTTGATACGTTGAGAACCTTGTCAGGGTTAGAAACACAGAGCAAAGACAACCGCTATGAATTATGGACTTATCATGGTGGCATTCCTTTAAGCGTGCTAGAGAGCGCCAATTCTCAATTAGGCGAGGGCAATAAGCTCAACATTCCAACCGATGAAGAATCAAAGGCTGCTAACCTTGAAATTGATGGCGTGATCGTGATGGCGGGCAACGGCAAGATTTTAAGCGTAAACCTCAATCCGTTAGATTCAGCCGAATATCCTTATTCAATCTACACTTGCGAGCCTGATGTATGTTGCGTATTTGGCTTTGGTATTCCTTACCTTTGCCGTGATGCACAAGAGATTTTAAATACTGCTTGGCGTGGCATGATTGATAACGGCGTTTTAGGAATTGGGCCACAAACAGTAGTCAATAGCAGTGTGCTAACGCCGGTAGATGGAATCTGGGAACTTACACCATACAAATTATGGAAAACTAATGACCGTGCAACCGCAAATGCTCAGTTTGAGGCTCAACGTGCTTTCGGAATCTTTGATATTGGCAGCCGCCAAGCCGAGTTAGCTAACATTATCCAATTATCTAAATCATTCATGGATGAAGAAAGTGGATTGCCTATGATTGCGCAAGGCGAGCAAGGACAGGTTACGCCAACGCTAGGCGGAATGTCTATGCTAATGAACGCCGCAAATGCAGTACGCCGCAGACAGGTGAAAGAATGGGATGATTCCGTTACCAAACCGCTTATTCGCAGATTCTATGAATACAACATGGCAATGAGCGATGATCCGAATATCAAAGGCGATATGCAGATTGTTGCTCGTGGTACATCGGCGCTATTGGTTAAAGAAACTCAAACAGCACAGATTATTGATATTTTCCAAAAATTCGGCCAGCATCCGCAATTAATGTATGCCTTTGACTGGTACGATGGCGCTAAAACATTGATGCAATCAATGAGCATGGGAACGCAAACCATGCTTATCCCTCGTGATGAGTACGAACAAAAATTACAGGAAATGCAAGAATCTCAAGCATCACAACCGCAAGATCCTGAAATTCTAAAAGTACAAATGCAAATGCAGATTGCACAACAAAAACAACAGCACGAAATGCAGTTGGAGCAGATGAAAATTCAAAGCCAAATTCAGATTGAGCAAATGAAAGTTCAAATCAAAGAGAAAGAGCTTGAAATTAAAATGCTCGAAGTGCAAATGACACAACAATCACAACAAGCTCGCCTAGATTTAGACGAAAAACTAAGTACGGCAAAACTCACAACCGATTTACAACTTCAAACAGGTAAACAAGCAATAGATTTAGAGAAATTTAAAACAGAAGTGGCATTGAAGAATACGCCGCTCACTAATCCAGCCGGTAATTATGGATTAGACAAATAACAGGCCGCAACGTAAAAAGTGCGGTCTTTTTTTTATCACTAAATTTTAAGGGCAAATATATATGAGTTTCTACCTTTCCAATAAAGACTACAAAGAAATGATCGGCATTATCAGTGGCGATACAGGTAGCAAGAAAGGAAATGGCGCATCAACCACTTACCTCGATACTGAATTAACAGCGCAAGAGCCTAAAAAACAGCAAGGCATTGTGGCTGATACCGTTGATGCGGTGCAAATGGGTGCATGGAAAGGCGTTAGTGATATTGCGCACGGTATTGGCGCTTTAACTGGTGCAGATTGGTTGCATGATGTTGGTGATTGGGCAGCTAAAGGTGCTGATGAAAATCTAGCCACAATGTCAGATGAAATGAAAGCCGCTTTAAATCAAAATGCGTTTGATGGCGAGGGGCAAGGTGTACGCAATTTGCGTTGGTGGGCGGGTAATCTTGGCTCGTTAATCGGTCAAAACCTTGATACTGCTTTAACGCTTGGTGCGGGTAAAGTCGCAACGATTGGTGCAAAACAAGCCGGTAAATTATTGCTCAAAAAAGAAGTTGCTGAGGAGGTTGGAAAAACAGCAGTAGAACAAGCCGCTAAACGTGGCATTCCTCAAAAATACTGGAATATGGTCGGTATTACAGCAACCATGTCGGCGATGTCAGGTGGTGGTCGTTACGGTCAAAAACGTGATGAAGTCATGGAAATGACTAATGAACAATTAGCCAAAATTCCGCAGTTTTCCGATGAATATTATTCGATTGCCGATAGTGAAGATGGAAAGGATAAATCAGTCGATGAAATCTACACAATGGCTAAAAAATCCTTTGCTGATAAAGTTGGTCGTGATGCAGCGCTCAATCCAACGGCTATCGCAACAGATTTAGTAACAAATGCAGTCAGTGGTCTTGGTGGTGGATTTTGGGGTTTAGGTTCACCGGCTAAAACAATCAAAGGCGGTTTATTAAAAGGTGCGGCAGTTGAGGGTGGCACTGAGGCTATTCAAGGTATTGGCGAACAATACGCCTTAAATAAAGCGGATCAGGAATACTTCAATCCTGATAAAGATTTAACTGAGGGCATGGCTGATAATGCTATCAATGGTGCAGTGCTTGGTGCAGTCTTTGGTTCGGCTATGGGTGGACTTGATACTCACACTGATAGAATCGCTTTCAATAATCAAAAACGCACAATCTTAAATCATATCAATACCGGTAATGATGCAGTTGATAGCCAATTAAGAAACTATGTTGATATGCTCAATCATGGTGCAACAGAATTAGGCGATTTAGTATCAGCCAGTCGAGTACAAGCGCTCAATAATGCCGGTATTGCAACCGCTAAAGCACGACAAGCAGCAGAAGAGGCACTTGCAGAGCAACAAGCAAAAGCAAAATTTGAATCAGACTTCTTTGATGAAGAGCAACCGCAACAAGAAACAACCTCCACTTTCAAAGTCGATCCGAATTTAGAACGTGCGCTTGAATTGCATTCAATTCTTGGCCAATTCAGAAAAAATGATTTATCTCGTGCGAATGAATTTATTGATACGCCAACCATTTTTGCAGACGAACAAGCTCGAAAAGATTATGTGACCGGTCGTGCGTTTGATGAAGTGCGCAATATTGCTCAATCATACGGCGTTGATCCGAAAGACGGTAAAGCTATGCGCCGTTGGTTAGAGGATTATGCAGAGAAAGCGAAAGAATACGCTAACGATGATCCGCAAGCCGTTGCACCAGTAAGTAATTTACAATCATCAGCTAACATTGCGCCCGAGTTCAGAAATGGCGTTGTAAGCGGCGCTAACGATGAGATTGATGTTGGCAATGGTAATTATCAACCTTTCCAATATGAAGTCGTAGATGCAAGCACGCTTACGCCTACACAGCAAAAAGATGAAAACCAATTCCGTGACCGTGACAGAGCATCAAGCCAAGCTCAAATTAATAACATTGCACGAAATTTAGATCCTCGCAAACTTGCCTCAAGTCCAACAATGGATGTTGGCGCACCGTTATTAGCATTAGATGGTAAAACAATTATTGCCGGCAATGGTCGTACAATGGCAATTCGCCAAGCCTATCAAGAGGGTGGCGCTGATGGTTATCGCCAATTTTTACAAGATAATTCAGCACAATTTGGCATTGACCAGGCTCAATTAAGCGAAATGGAAAATCCTGTATTGGTTCGCCGTTTAACTTCTCCAGTTGATATTGCTCAAGTGGCCATCAATTCCAACGAGCAAGGCGGTATGCGAATGTCAGATTTAGAGCAAGCGAAAGTAGATGCTCGCCGCTTGCCAAGTATGGATAATTTTGTTGCAAACGATGACGGTGATATTAACTCAGCAGATAACCAATATTTCATTGGTCAATTCATTAAAAATCAACCTGAGAACGTGCGTAATGAATTATTAGATAGTCGAGGTAATCTCAGTCAAACTGGCGTGCAACGTATGCGTAATGCAATGTTGTATGAGGCGTATGGCGACAGTCAAACATTATCCCGCTTAATTGAAAATACAGATCAGGGCGCAAAAAACGTATTGAACGCTTTAACCTCTATTGCACCTAAAGTTGCTCAAACTCAGCAAGGTATTGACAGCGGCAAGTTATCAAGCGATGTAAATATTTCAAAAGATGTGATCCAAGCCGTTGAGAAATACAACCAACTCAATGCACAAGGATTCAAAATCAGCGATTATCTCGCTCAAGAAGATTTTGTAGGGGATTTATCGCCTGAGGCTCGAGAAATTCTAACAATCTTTGATGACAACCGCAGAAGTGGTAAACGTATTGCGCAAGTGTTAGGTTCATACCTTAACAAAGCTCAGGTTCAGGGTGATACATCAATTATGAGCCTATTTGGTGAGGATGCAACATTCGACAGATTGGGAACGTTACAACAAGCGAAAAATACAGATGAGAATGTTCGGTTAAGCCTAAATGAATCCGCTAATTCTGATTTTGCGAAAGCGGTGGAGGATGTTTTCGGTTCAACAAATACTAAACTAAAAGCAGAATCTATTTATTTGGGAACAACACCTAAAGCGCTCATTGAATCAGGACTTGATGATTTACCAATGTTTATGAATAAACAAAAATTGGCAAAAATTAAGCATGAACATCCTGAGATGACGGCTGATTTATTAAAGCAAATTCCGCAACAAATTAATAATCCGGTTGCCGTTTTTAAAAACACAAAAGAGGGTTCACCAAATAATTCTTATGTTGTTTTAACCGAGCTGCAAGGCACTAATGGAAATCCTGTGATCTCAGCTATTCATGCTAATAAAACTGAGAGAGGTCTCGAGTTTCATCGTATAGCTAGTGTTTATGGAAGAAATGAATCGAGTAATTATCTCACCAATATGGTGAAACATTCTGAAGTTAGATTTGTAGATAAGCAAAAAGCTCGTCGTATCAATCACACGCTACAATTGCTGGCTGATGATACATTAAACGAGCTTTTCAACAGGGCTAGTGTAGTAAAAAGTGATGGTAGTGTCAATACACTTAATCCTGAAATTCAACACGCTCAAGACATTATTCGCAAAACCTTTGGCAAAGCGGCAGAGCATATTGAAGTTGCAACCTTTGCGAATCCTCCAAAAGACGTGCGACATTTAATCACTTCTGATGTTGAGGGGTGGTTTAATCCTAAAACTGGTAAGGTTACATTGATCGCAGATAGCATCAATGCAACCAAAACAATGAGCAAAGAAGAACGTTTGCAGTTCGTTGCGTGGCATGAAATGGCGCACCGTGGAATCAACGTTGGCTATAAAGGTTCTTATGATAGCTTGATGCAAGAAGTTGGCAAAAATAAAGCGATTAGTCAGATTGCTGATGCTATTCAAGCTCAACGCAAAAACACAGATGATTTAGCCGCAACCAATCGTGCAGTGGCTATTGAAGAGGCTATTGCAGAAATGATGGCTGCACACGAAACAGGCAAATGGAATGAGCTTGAAAGTCGTTACGGTGTAGAGATTAAGAAAGGTCAAAGACAATCAGCCAAATCATGGTTAGCTATGACCGCACAACGTATCAAAGACTTCTTATCAAAATTCTTTGGTGCTGATCGTGCAGCGCAGTTTTCTGATGAAGATGTATTAAATCTTATTGCTCGAATTAAATCTAGCTCGCTAAATGAAACAAGCGACATTGGTGATGTTCGCTTTAGCCGAAATGAAGAATTAACAGAGGAACGCTATAACCAAGCAAAATCAAAAGGCGAAACCGAGCTTACATTCAAGCAATGGCAACAAGTGCGCTCGCCTGAATTTAAAGCATGGTTCGGTGATTGGGAAAACGATCCTGAAAACGCAAGTAAGGTTGTAAATCCTAAAACTGGTGAGCCGTTAGTGGTTTATCATGCAAGCACGGCTAGTTTTAATGTATTTGAGCCTAGCAATCCTAGATTTGCGGCTGGAAATATAAACGGCATTTATTTCACGGACAAAATCGACCAGGAAATGATAGAAGAATATGGGGATAAAATATACCATGCTTTCTTAAACATTAAAAAACAACTAAATGAAAATCCAAGAAAATACGCCGAAGATGCGAAAGGGGTTCACTTTCCATATCCACCAACAACGGATAAATTGAACGCCTACAATAAGGCGATTGGAAGTGTTGAAGATATTAAGAATGTTATTTTAGATGCTGGATTTGATGGCGTTAAATCTAAATTCGGTCGCTCTTATGAGTACATTGTTTTTAAATCAAATCAAATTAAATCCGCAACCGATAACACAGGCGCATTCTCCAAAGAGAATGATGATATTCGTTTTAGCAGAAAAGGAAATAGCGACTTAGATCAAAGATACATTGAGTTGGCTGAGCGTTACCGTAATGGCGATTTAACTGTTGAGCCTGAATTAAGAGATATGGTTAGTCAGCAAGCTAAGGAGAAAGGGTTTGATAAACCTGATTATCGCATGGAACATAGCGCTCCGAATAGCAGAGATGAAATATCTCAAAGTATTGATAATTTAAGTGGGTTATACCCTGATGACTTATATTCCAATAAAGGTTATCAGTATTATGGTTCAGGCTATGATTCGATGGATAGAAAAGCCTGGGAAATTCTCAAACGAGTCAAGGGTAATCCTGATGCAAAAGTGACGATTTACAGAGCATATCCAAAAGGCACTGGCGACACTATTACCAATGGCGATTGGGTTACGATTGTCCGTGATTATGCCGTTGAGCATGGCGAGGCTAACTTGGATGGTAATTATCAAATTGCTAGCAAGGAAGTTAAAGCAAGTGAAGTTTTCACTAATGCTGATTCATTACAAGAGCAAGGATATGACAATGGGTTGTCAGAAGTTGTAAATGATAAAAAGAAAATCAAGCTCGATGAATTAATCACTTATGATGATGACGGCAAAATTATTCCATTATCAAAACGCTTTAATCCTCGCAAAAATGACGTTAGATTCTCTCGTGCAAATACAATGCAATCCGCTCTTGATTTAGCGATGACAGGCGTGGCGCATAGCGAGCCTAGCGCATGGGATAGCTTAAAATCCAAAGACTTCTCAGGATTTAAAGAGCGTTTCAATCGTGCAGTTGGCAAAGTTGATGAATGGTTAGCTGATAGCTTGCGCCCGGTGAATGATTGGATCGATTCAATGCACCTTGAAGATCAAACAGGCAACACTAGCAGCCGTGACCATGAAAAACGCCGTCTAAAAGATGCTATGTACACGGCTAAGGGTAAACGTGATGCACTAAATTCTGAATTAGAACAATCGTATTTGAAACCAATTCTTTCAAAAATTGCAGCACTATCCAAAGAAACCAAGAAAAGCAATCATTACATTGACGAATTGACAATGAAAAGAATGGTTGGTAACTGGATCTCAGCTCGCTATTCCATTGAGAAAAACATTGATTTACTCAATCGTGACGAAAAAGTTATGCGTGATACAAAACGCTTATTGGATAACGCTAAACAAAACGGTACAAGTGCAGAAGTGCGCCGCTTAAATGAGGCTTATCTAAAAGCAAAAGAGCAGTACGATAACCGCAAAGCTGATATTTACAACACAGATTACAAAAACAAAGGCAATCGCTTTAAAGTTGGGGTTGCTGGCGGTTGGTCAATTCCTGAGGCTGAATTGATTATGAGTAATACAGAAAAACATATCAGCCGTTCTAACTTGGAATATGTAGCCGATCTCGTTTACGATCTCAATCAATCAAGATTAGATATTGATCGTGCAAGTGGTCGATATACTGAGGCTGAGTATCAAGAATACAAAGCTAATCGCCATTATGTGCCTTTAACTGGTGATCCGAATGCTGATGCAGATGTTGATATTATCTCAGGCGCTGGCTCAAATGCACTCAATATCGCACGAGATAAAACATTGAAAGGTCGTACAAGTTCTGAGGCTGAAGATGCGATTGATGCTGTTTGGAAGTCAATCGGTAAATCCACCACCTATGCCGGCTTTGCTGAGTTTAAATCTAGAATTGATGACTTGTTTGAAACAGAAGTAACTTTATTGAAAGATAAAGGCTATTCTGATGCTGAGGCAAGAGAACAGGCAACCGCAAATTTAGGTATTAGCAAACGCAAAATGCAAGGCTTAACACGCTCAAGCGACAACGTGCTTATCCGTAAAGAGGGCAGTGATTATTATGAGTATGAATTGCCAACTCAAGTGATGGAATCATTGCGCAATGACAACGTAGAACACGCCAATGCTTTCTTGAAAGTAATATCTAAACCGACAGGATGGTATGCTCGAGGCGTTACTCAATGGACTGTTACGTTCGCGCCGATGAATATGATGCGTGATACTTGGGAAAAATCAGAATTTATCCGAGTGCAAAAACTTTACGATAAAAATAATCGCCTAGTTGATAGCAAAACAATGGATAAAATCGGTCGTGATACCATTAAAAATGCACTAGCTAATAAGGAAGTATGGCAAGCAACCAAACGACTTGGATTCGGTCAAGAATTGCGTGATAGCGTTCCAGCAGAGCGAATGTTAAAACAACTTCTAAAAGAGGGGGGAGTATCAAATTATGGTACTTATCTCGATAAATCAGAAGTTGATTTAATTAAGAAATTGCGCAAGGAAAATAATCCACTAGCCGGCAAACTTGAGAAAGCTGGCAAAGTGCTTGAGGGTTACAACAAGATGTTTGATACAGTATCAGCGTTGGCATCCTATAAAGCATTAGTGGAAAATGGCATTGATTCAAAACAAGCAGCGGCGACAACGCTCGAATTAACCAACTTCCGCAAAACTGGCTCAAAAATGCGTGGCATTAAAGCCTTGTATATGTTCTCTCAACCAACTGTAATGGGTGCAGCTAACTTAATGCGTTATCTATCCACTCGTAAAGGGCAAATCCGCTTTGCTGCATACATGGCTGCAATGACTTCACTTTACACTGTATTGCGCTCAATGGATGATGAGGACGAGGGCGGCAATAAAATGGATCAACTTGGGGATATTACGAGATACATTCCAATCCCGATTGGTGATGGTAAATATTTCAAAATTCCAGTTGGTTTCGGTATGGCACAAATGGCGTGGAATTTCTCCACAAACATTGTAAAAGGTGCGGTTGGTGATATTTCATTAACAGAGGCTGGAACAAATATGCTAGTCCATTCAATGAAAACATTTTCGCCAGTATCTCCATCTGAGATTTCAGCAGCGAAATATCCTATGGAAAAAATTACTTTAACAGCAACGCCATCAATCTTGCAGCCGGTGATGCAAAACGTTTTAAATCGTTCTGCTTTCGGTAATAAAATCACAACCAATTATGTGCGTGATGATAAATTAAAAGCCGAGCAATCTAAGGCGACAACCGCTCAATTTTGGAAAGATACCGCTATTGAGCTTAATGATACATTAGGAATCGATATGCACCCTGAGCAAATTAAAAACTTGTTTGATGGGTACAGTTCAATGTTTGGTAGTCTTAAAGAGCTAAATACTGTATTCGTTGAAAATCCGAACCGTGAAGATTTAGGCCGCAAAACTCGCACGCCATTCCTAAATCAATTCATTGGCACAACAAACGAATTTGCGATTCAGAGCCGATACTATGAGGCAAGTGATGAGGCTAAAAGCGTTTATAACGAATACAAATCTCGCAAAGAGCGCAATGAGCTTGGCGATTGGTTAGATGCCGACAAGATGAAATTGATTAAATTCCATGAGGAAGAAGAGAGCGTTATTAAAAAAGCAAGAAGTGAAAAAGCGAAACTCACTCGTGCATTACGTTCTGGAAATATTAGTGCGGTAGCCTATGAAAACGGAATAAAACGTTACAATAAAGAGATGAGTGCGGTACAAGCTAAATTATTGCGTAAATATCGACAAATGGAGGGATTAAATACTCACTAATCCATTGACAATTAAAAAGTTTTGCACTAGAATTTAACAAAATAGCCGAATTGTAGAAATACAGTTCGGTTTTTTATTGGAGATTTTATGCAGAAATTGATTTTATCAAGTTCAACAGATAGAAATTCTCTAATCTCCTACCTAAACAAACGGATCGATGAGTATTGTCAGGATTTATGCACTGAGGGATTAACACCTCAACAATACAATATTCTAAGAGGTCAGATTAAAGAATTAAGAAGTTTAGTATCAGATCTAAACGGTTAAATACAAGCCCGCTCAATGAGTGGGCTTTTTTGTTATCAACGAATTATCACAAGCCGCTATATGCCGCTTAATGAGGTAATAAATGGAAAATCAAGACACCACAGAATTTAATGCTGATGCCGCTTTCGATGAGGCCGCTAATCAACTTGAATCAGGTGGACTAACTGCTGAAGTTAAACCGTCAGTCGCAGATGAAACCGAACAGCCAGCGCCCGATCAACGCATGGAAAATACCACTCAAGAAAATATCCCGCAACAGCCGGATAAAAAAGAGGAAGTATTTCCTGAATGGTTATCTGATGCCACAGATGAAGTGAAAGATCATTTTCGTTTAATGAAAGCAGAAAAAGAGAGATACGAACACATGGCTAAATCTCAACGTGGTCGTGTTGGCGCTCTCTCTAAGAAATATCAACAGGCTAAGGCAGCGTTAGAGCAGCTCGAGCAAAGTCAAACTACCTTTGATGGTGAGTTAGATAATTTGCGTGCGGACTATCCTGAAGTTGCTGAAGTATTATCCCGCATTCTCGCCGGACAAAATCAACGCCTTAATGATATTTCAGCGCCGATTGCTCAGATGGTCGATGCAAATATGCAAGATTTTGCGCAGCAACAACTTGATAGCTCAATCTCTTTAGTTACTCAAGTCGTTCCTGATGCAAACGATATTTTAGGCGATCCGATGTTCCATAGATGGGTAGATAATCAACCAAAAGGCATCAAAGCATTGTTTAAATCAGACGATCCACAAGATGCTATCTACTTACTCAATGAATACAAAAAGACTGCCGCATCAATCTCAGAGCAACGGAATAAACGTTCCCAACAACTTTCGGCATTGTCACTTCCTACCGGTCGCACAAGTCCAAAAGGCGGCAATGAAGTTGATGAGGAATCGTTATTCAATCAATTCGCTGCTGAATTTGCTAAACAGCGATAAATAAGTTAGTTCATTTGAGGAAAATTAATTATGGCTACAACTAAATATACCGATGGCGACATTTCTCCACGCACAAAAGTTTATGCTGAGGCAAAAATGTTGGCTCATGCAGAACCAGTACTTGTTTTGAATAAACTTGGTCAAACTAAACCAGTTCCACAAAACAAATCTCAAACCATTAAATTTCGCCGTCCAAAACCATTTGCACCGGCAACAACTCCATTAACTGAGGGCGTTCGTCCAGAATCTCAAAAAATGGCGTATGAAGATGTGGAAGTGCAATTAAAACAATACGGCTCATGGGTTGAAATCACTGATGTGATTCAAGATACCCATGAAGATCAAGTGTTAAGCGACACCACAATGCTTTCAGGTGAGCAAGCGGCTGAAACAACTGAGCTTTTAGCTTGGGGCGCAATTAGTGGCGGTACAAACGTTATTTTCGCCAACGGCACTTCTTCTAATGATGTAAATACTGCGGTTAAATTAGAGCATATTCGTGCGGCAGTGCGTAAATTACAACGCAATCGTGCGAAGAAAAAAACATCTATTCTTGATGGCTCAATCAAATACGGCACTAAACCGATTGAGGCTGCATACATTGCGGTATGCCATACTGATTTAGAGGCTGATATTCGCAGCTTACCTGGATTCACTCCAGTTGCAGAATATGGCTCTCGTCAGCCTATTGTTCCGCAAGAGTTCGGCACAATCGAAAACGTGCGCTTTATTACATCGCCTTTATTCGCACCTGAAATCAACAAAGGCGGCACGCCAACAGCAACCAAAGTGCTATCTACTGCTGGCTCTAAAGCGGACGTGTATAAGATCGCCGTATTCGGTCAAGATGCTTATGCAACTTGCCCATTAAAAGGTAAAGATGCTGCACAAATTTTAGTTCGCAATCCTGGTAAAGCTGAGAAAGGCGATGAATTAGGTCAAACCGGCTCAGTTGGTTGGAAAACTTGGTGGGCGGGTAAAATCCTAAACGATGCTTGGTTAGTTCGTGTAGAAGTGGCCGCATCATCACTTTAGTTTTAATTCGTAAATCAAAAGCCCTCCTTGTGGGGGCTTTATTTTTTTAGTGAGGAAACATGGCTTATCCATTTATTGATTTAAAAAAAGCAACGAAAGAAGAATTAGTTGCTCATTTGCGTGATTATTGCGGCGTTGAAAAAGACGGCAAAAAAGAAGAGCTAGTTCAAGCAATTCTTGATTTTGAATCAGCGAATGGCATTTTACGCCCTGATGCGGAAGTGAAATTACAACCGCAAGCGGCACAAGAAACACAAGGCGATATTCCATTGTTAGCGCATAAGCGTGTGCGAATTATTATTGCACCAAGCGAAACAGACAATAGTGATGTTTATGTCAGTATCGGCGATTGGGATGCGTTAATTAAACGTGGTGAGGAAGTATCTATCCCTGAACCAGCATATCAGCTATTGGCTAAATCAGGTGAAATCCGCTTTACACAAAACAAAGACGGCACACTGGACGAATACTTTGCGCCTCGATTCTCAATTACAGTATTAGGTGATGAATAATGAATTATCTTCAACTTGCTCAACGGTTACGCCGTGAAATGAATGATACAGGTGATGGCCCATTTGGCGTATCCAGTCAGAAAGGTCGTAGTCTAGAGTATGTTGAGGCAATTCGTGAATCGTGGCTAGATATTCAATCTTTGCGTGATTGGAGTGAGGATTTTTGGGGTGATGGATTCTCCTCTAAAAATCCTCAAGTTCTTGAGGCATCTGCTGATACTCCTTTCATTCCTGAAAAATTCCATGTGGCTATTGTTTATTATGCAATGCAAGGTAAAGCCTTGTCGCAAAATGCTCAAGAGTTAATTTTGCGTGGGCAAAACGAATGGGATAAATATTTGCACTTACTTTGCACTCAATTCTTACCAACTCCATCATTAGGCAAATAAATGGCACAGTTACCGAGAAATCAATCACAGTTTATCGCTATTAGCGGTGGGATGGATCTATCTACTCCTCCAATCGCAAAGGCTAGTAGTGATGCGGTTAGTACGCTAAATGTGCAGCCTATTTATGGCGGTGGATTTTCTCGAATTGAGGGGTATGAATGCTTGGATGGTAAAACAATTCCATCTCAAATGACTTATGCCGTGCTGCACGTTGGGAATATCGCCAATAAAGAGCAATTTCACAATAAAGCATTTACCCATAACGGTAAACAATACCGCATTATTGATGTGTTAGATGATGCCTTTGTTGTTGCTTTTTTAAAGCCGGAAACAATGACCAACGGAGCAAGTTTTTCTGTTAGTGGTGTTAGCTTTACTGCAAGTTATGTGAATAGCTCTATCGATGGTGATTTTGCTGATGACTTGGTTTATCGAGGAAAGGCATTCCAGTTAGGGGTTGATGCTGTATTTCCAGTTCCAGGAACAGGAAATATTCGTGGCGTTGTAGAGTTGAATGATAATCTGATCGCTTTTCGTGATGATGGTGATAGATGCGGTGTATTTAACAGTTCTGATAATAGTTGGACGACCGCTCAAGCAACGTATATTGCCAAGTTAAAAAACCTAGTTAAACCTGAAAATCTATTGGATAACTCAGACTTTACATCGGGCAATGTTAGAGGTGTGATTCATTCGGTATCTTTAGCGCCTGATAGTAAATCGGGCTATGTTGTCTTGTCACAATCTGTTTTATCTAACCAACCATTGCAGATAAATAGCACAACCGTTGCGACAATAGAAAAATGTGACATGGTTTCGCTAACCAAAGGGAAAGACTGGCAATTTATCTATCACAACTTCTATGGCGGATCTAATACGCATTATGCCTATGGGTGTAATGGCGAGCAGATTATTGAGGTTCGTCCGAATGGAATTATCATTCCAATTCTAGTGAATAATGATAGTCCACAATATATTTGTGCGCACAGAAATCATCTATTTGCATCATTCGCTGGCGGTCAATTAGGACATTCATTAGTTGGGCATCCTAATCGTTGGGCGGTATTATTAGGCTCAGAGCAATTCGGTTTAGGGGATGAAATAACCGCATTATCATCCACCACCGGCGGCGTTTTAATTATTGGTTGTCAAAATAAAACATCAGGGCTTTATGGTTCAGGCCGTGATGATTGGGTACTAAAAGACATTTCATCGGTCGGCATAAATCCTAATACGTTGCAAACATCATTTATACCTATTGCAATTACAAAAAACGGTATCACTAGAATAGATCAAACTGAGCAATTCGGTGACTTCAGATTAAGCGAAATGGATGCAAACCGCAAACTTGCCTTTGATAAACAGTCGTATAACATTGTTTATTCCTCCACCAAAGCTAAATCAAACCAAGTTCGATTCTATTCATCTGAGGGGCGGCACTTATGCGTAATGGTGCAACCTGACGGCACAACGAGAAGTACATCTTTTATTTACCCTGAGCCGTTACAAGGTCTTTGGCAATCGCCTAATCAAGTTTACATTACTTTTAGCGATGGCAAAGTCTATCGCCAGTCTGATAAATGCTATTCCTTTTCGGGTAAAAGCATAGATTGGACTGTAAAAATGGCATTTAACCATTGTGGATCGCCAACATTGATCAAGAGCTGGCATAGCGCTGAATTGCAAGCAACAACCGATGGGAAATCAAAAATAAGTTTCCGTTTCGATCTTGATTACAATTCAAACTATCATTCAGCCGCATTAAGTAAAGATTTAGAAATTGCCGGCGGCGGCGGTCGTTGGAATGATTCTCTTTGGAATGATTTTCTTTGGTCTGCTGAAGATTACTCAACGCCTACACTTCAATTATCAGGGTATAGCCGAAATATTGCCTTATCATTTGCTGGCTCATCAATCTACTCTCCACAATTTGAAATTAGTGGACTTATCTTAAACTATATTACCCGGAGAAATTATCGTGTCTAAAGAAAGCTGGTATAAACGCAAACATCAATTTACTCCATACACAAAAGCTGACGGGCAAGCCGTATCTGATGAATTTGATGCAATTCAAACGAGTTTTGAGCGCATTCCTGAAATGCGAGATGATGGGAAAGGGTTTAAGGAAAGTCCATTAATCCCAGAGCCAACTGATCCGATGCACCCAGTGCCGCTAAAAATGCTCACTGAAACAGAAAATAGCGTTAATAATGCGAGAGATGATGTTACCAACAAAGCTCAACAAGTCGCTCAAAATACGCAATCTGTTGCTGCAAATACTTTAACTGCAACTCAAAAAGCCAATACTGCAACGCAAGCAGCGGAATCCGCACAAAGCAGCCAACAAGCGGCTAGCAATTCTGAGAATATGGCTCATAAATGGGCAGCCAATCCAGTTAATGAAGTAGTACAAGGTGATAAATATTCGGCTTATCACTATGCAACCAAAGCAGCACAATCCGAAACAACTGCATCATCAGCCGCAATTACATCCAAAAACAATGCCGATATAGCCACAAGTAAAGCTGAAGAGGCAGTACAAGCGGCTGAAAAAGCTAAAAGCCTAGCAAATGGCGAAATCGAATATGAAAAAATCTTGAATGTTCCGAGCGCTGGCACTCAAACTAAAGGTATTGTGCAGCTAACAAGTAGTGTGAAATCAGAAAGCGAGGAATTGGGATTGACCGCAAAAGCGGGTAAATATTTAGCATCGCTTATAGCAAAAATTCCTGAATCATTAACTGGTTACATTAAAACAACAAGCAGATCATCTAGCATAGATAGTGAAAGCGATGAAGATGTTGCGACAAGTAGTGCGGTTAAACAAGCGTATGATAAAGCCGTTGAGGCCAACACTAATGCAGATAACAAAGTTCCTAAGGATGGCAACACAACAATAAACGGCATTCTAAGAGCAAAAAACAGTTCATCGGAAGGATGGAGCGCTTTTCAACTTGAAACATCGCAAGGCTATTGGCAATTAGAAGTCCATCCTAATTCGCATGAAGATGCGAATCGCCGATTTAATATGTTATTCAATCCTAATACTGGAAAACGTGTTTATCTATCATTCCCATCAGTATTAGGAGATGGCGATACTATTGCATACAGAAGTTGGGCGGTTGATAAATCAGGCGATACAATGACTGGTAAACTCAAATTGCCAAGCATTGAAGTGACAGAAAATGGAACAGGTGAAAGCATTAAAATTGGCGATGATGCCTATATTGGTGATGTTAATGTTGCAAATTCTGTTGGTGTAAAAGGTAATACAGACAAAAATCAGGGTTATATTGCCTTTGGTAATGCAAAAAAACGATTCGGTTATGATGGTAATAAATTCATTGCAGACGGACATCTTGAAGTGCCTCAAGCCGGACATGGTGCTTATGCAGGCCAATACTCAGTTATTGCGCCATATACTGTTACATCGACCGGATCTGTTAATCGTGATACTTATCATCCATTTATTAAAGGTTTAGTTAATAGCGATGGTGCTTATGGTGCTGCGCTCTCATTTGGTTACACATCATCTCAAAGCGGAGGCGATGGATTTGGACGAGGTGTTATCCATTTAATTGAGGATAACGGACACTCCCTAGTATGGACTTTTGAACATGACGGTCGCTTAACAGCAGGTGACTTTGAGTGTCAAGGTAAAAGATTGAGTAAGTCACATCAAACGGATAGTGCTTATGTTGAGACAACCGCCGGAACTTATGGGGGACTGCAAATCAACCGCAACGGCGATAAAATGCTGATTGAGTCAAACGCCCTTGGTGGATTCAGCTTTATCCGGCGTTATGAAAATGGTAGAAATGCTTATGTGATCAACACGCCGACTAAAGGTGGCACATTAGCTACAACATCTGAAGTAGTTTCTGATATTAGATTAGGCTCAGTGTTTTATAGACAGGAAGTTGATGGTATTCCTGGCGGTGGGCATGTATTAGCCGGTAGTAGAGTTCAAGGTGGTACGAGAACACTGGAGTATAAACCTATACAAAAATTAGTTAATGGACACTGGTACACAATCTCAGGCTAAGGGTAATAAATATGCTATACATAAACAAATTCAAACTATACGAGCCAAGCAACGCTATTGATGGAGTATTGTATTTAAAAAGCGAAGATGAGAAAGATTGGTATGAGATTCAATCACAATTTTCTAAAGACACATTAAAGGTTGTGTTTGATGATAGTGGGCTGATTATTTCATGCTCTCGTGATGCCTCGCTCTTATTCCCGGTTGATTGCGGAGTTTTGGAGGTTGAATCTGAAACAGATGATTTACTAGGCTGTTATGTTGTTAATGGCAACATAATTAAGGAGGAAAAGCCTAGCGAATACCATAAATTGGATGGCAGTAAATGGGTAGTGCCGCAAGATAAACAGGCTGAACTTTTTACAGATAGAAAAGATAAGTTACTCAATAAACTGGCGAATAAAGCGGACAAGATCAAATCTGATTTACTTGTTGGTTATCCTCAAACAGAAATCGAAAGTTTTTACCGCCAAGAGAAAGAGGCTTTAGCGTGGCAGGCAAACAATAAAGCAGATACGCCAATGCTTAAACAAATTGCACGAATTAGAAATATTCCTTTTGACGTTTTGGTACAAAAGGTACTTGCGAAATCAGGTCAATTCGCCATTGCTATTGGTGTGATTATTGGGCAAAGACAGGCATTTGAAGATCGGTTGTTAGCCTTAAAAACGCCAGAAGAATTAACCTCACTTGAAAAGGAAATTGAAGAATGGAAATTCCAAGTAAATTAAAGCTCTACGCATATCACAATCTAATTGCTATCGACCAGCTATTTAATACCTTAACAGGTGGAGCGGCAGACGAAACATTATCAAGCCGTGCTTATCGAGGTGCAGTATTAAAAGAGCATCCTCGTAAGCGATGGTGTGTAATCCATATATTGATCAATGCGGTATTTTTTGACCGTAATCACTGTAAGGAATCCTATTTCAGTGAAGTTTACCGCCGACAATATACCGAAGATTTTAAACAAGATGCCGCTAAATAGCGGCTTTTCTTTTTGGGAGAATATATGTCAATTCTAGGCACTATGAGCGGCGCTTTAAATAAAAAGCAGCCACAAGCTCCAACAGTTTCGCAAACTCCAGAAAAGGACAATTCTGGCACAATGGCTGGCAATGTTGCAAACATCTTAAATAGCAATTCTTTGCTGATGAGAAGTGCGGCAGCAAAAGGCGAGCGAATCGCTGCTAATCGTGGATTGCAAAATTCAACACTTGGCGCAGAGGCGGCGCAAAGAGCCATGCTGGATGCTGCAATTCCAATCGCAGCGCAAGACACTCAACATCAATTTGCCGCATCACAAGCTATTTTAGATAGAGGGCATCAAAAGGATTTAGCTAAACTCCAAGCTGATTTGAGTTACAGCAATCAAAGCCGCTTAAATCAAGAGCAAAATAGATTCACTGCATCGCAAGCAGATTTAGATCGTGGGCATCAACGTGGATTAGCTCAGTTACAAGCAGATTTAAGTTATAACAATCAAAGCCGTTTGAATCAAGAGCAAAATAGATTTGCAGCATCGCAAGCTGGACTTGATCGAGAGCATCAAACTGGTTTGGCGAAATTGCAAGCTGATTTAAGTTATAACAACCAAAGTCGATTAAATGACACACAAAACAGATTTGCGGCATCACAAGCGGATCTTGATAGAGCGCATCAAAGAGGATTAACTCAATTACAATCTGACTTAAATTACAACAATCAAAGCAGATTAACAAAATTACAGTCTGATTTAAATTACAACAATCAAAGTCGTTTAAATCAAGCTCAATACAACTTCACTGCATCTCAAAATGCGTTAGATAGAGCGAATCAACGTGAATTAGCTAATCTAAATCATCAGAATGAAATGCGAAATTTAAATGCGCAAGTTTCGGCTAATACTATTGGGAAATCAATAGATTTTACAATGCAGATTGCAAACAACTTTGATGCTCAAATTGCCGGTATTTTAAACAACACTGCAATGAAAGCAGATGATAAGGAGAAAGCTATCAATACATTGAAATCTAGCCGTGATTCAGAGATCAACTTCGTATCTAAATTCATGCAAGGGATTCCAACAACCAAACAAAATTGGTCGTCTTTCCCTAGCTTGGGCGTGCCGTCAATTGGAATTAAATAGGGGGATTTATGGCATCATTTTGGGATAACGCTTTTGAGGCTATCAGTGGGGCGGCATCGTGGTTAGGCGATGCGGCTGGAGAGGCAAGCAAGTGGATGGAAAACAACAAAACAGCCACAAACTTGCTTGGAAATACATTGCTTGGCGTGGGTCAGTATTTTGCTCAAAAAGAGGCTAATAAGGACTTAATGAAACAGCAACGAGAGCTATTGAATATGCAAGATCAATTAAAATCTCAATATTCAGCAGTGCCGGATGTTGATGTTTCATACAACAGCTTAACCGTTGATAATTCACCAGGCTTGGCAAACGGTGGAATTTTAACGGAAATGCAAAGTAAGTTAGAACGTAAAAACAAAGGCATTTAGTTATGGCTCGATCAGAATCTAAATCAATTAGCGATAGTTTTGGCGAAAGCATGGAGCGAGCTGGCTATGAGCGTGCTAATGATAGCCGAGGCGGTTGGCAAGAGCATGAAAGCAGTGATAACTACGAAAGCACAAGAGATAGGATGGATAAGCATCTTGCTAGTAGAGGCAAGAGTAATGATGTAAATCAAAGCATAAGCAATCCTATTAATACTGGTTTTGGTGGTAGAAGTGCGATTAGTCAAAGCGTTGGCACACATTATCAAAGCAATGCAGCAGCGTTTAGTGGCAATAAAAGAAGTTTAACTAACGGATTATTCGGTCGTGATGTAGCGAAAAACGCTCCTTATTCTGCAAGACAGGATTGGGATAATGTAGATTTTTTTACATCAAAAGATCGGATTAGAGATATAGCTCACCATAACACAAAAGAAAGCCTTGATAGAGAGGGGATTGGGAATGCAGTAGGCAGCCAAATCGGAACAATGATCGGATCTTTTACAGAGCCGGCATCAATGGTTGGAGCTATTGCGACAGGTGCGGCACAGTTAGGCGCTACAAAACTTGGCACGGTGGCAGATAGTGTGCTGAATAAAGAAAGCCAAGTTTTAGGGAAAATGACGCCAGGACAAAAAGCGATTTATAACGCTGAATCTCAAAAAGTGCGTGATGCCTATCAAGAAGATATGGACAGTCTTGGCTCTAGGGCTGCTGGCTGGGGTGCATCTGCCGTTGGTATTTTAGGAGGCGTGGCAACAGGTGGAGTTGGTGGCTCATTTTTAGGTTCAGCCGCAAGCACTATTGCCGATAAATACAGACATAATTCAGCTATTTCACACGCTGCCGATAAACTAAATTCATCCGTGCTAAATAGCGAAATTCAGGATGACAAGGCTAAAACATTGCAAGCCTTTAGAGATGGCGAGCAAATGCGAAAAATTGCCGGCAATACTGAATATACGGGGCAAGGTATTTTAGGCACTATGCAGCAAAGAGCAAAAGTGAAAAACGGTCAATACAAAGATGAGGAAAATTACAGTAGTATTCCTCAATTAGTTAATTTGTGGAATAACATTTCAGTAATATAAGGAACGCATAATGGGTATTTTAGATTCAATGGTTCAACAAACTCAAGGTGGCAATCAAGATGTTATGCCTCAAAGTCAGCCTGGCGATATGATGCAAAATCAAGAGCAACAAGGCGGCAAAGCTCAGATGTATAACATGGTAATGGAAAATTCCGTTAATGCTATCGCTAACGTTGCACAAGAGCGAATTGAGCAAAAAGGCGTTGAAAAAGGCGTTGCGGATTTAGTTGCAACGGCGATGATCGCAAATATTCAAGCCGCTCAACAAAATGGCAAAACAATCCCGCCTCAAGTGATGATGCAAGTCGCAAAAGATTTAACAATGCAATTATTGCAACAAATTGGCGTACCTGAAGATCAAATTGATGACATCATTATCGACATTTTAATGGATGCGTTAGATCAATTTGGCGAGGCTACAAACGGCATTTTACCGCCTGAAGAAGAGCAACAATATATTGATATGATTGGCAAGGTATCTGAGCTTGAAAATCAACGCCAATCACAAATGCAAGGTAACAAACAAGAAATGCAACAATCAATGCAAATGCAACAAGGGGCGTAAACTATGGGGCTTGGTGGGGTTTTAGCCGCAATGGCGCAAGGGCTTGGCACTAGCGTTATAAAAAACGTAGAGCAAGGCTGGAAAAATGAAGAGCTTGATAAAACATTAAACTGGCGAGAAAAAGAGGCTGATAAACAGCGAGCTTTTGATAGCGAGCAGCTTGATAAAAAACTCAAGCATGATTTTGAAATAGAAGATCATAAAAGTCGCAATAACATATCAGAGGCCGCAGCAATCGCAAGAATTAAAGCTAGATACGCTAGAGCTAGCGGCGGTGGTGGCGATGGAATGAAAGAGGCGCAAAAAAATCTAACTGGTGCAGTTCAAGTGTTGGGTGTTTATGATGCTCAATTAGGTGCTTTGAGAGATAAATTAGCCTCAACAGAAGATCCCGCTCAAAGAGATATAATTGCTAAACAGATGGATAATCTTTCAAATGAGAGATCTAATTATCTGAAAAGCCCTAGCGTTATATCTGCATTCAAAGGTGGAGAACAAATGGGGCGTGCGCTTTATGTTACCAGTGGCGGCGATATGGATTTATATGATCCTAAACCGATTGAGGCTGCAAAAGAAGTTAAAGAAACAGTATCTTCCATTGCAGCGCCGGCAAGAAATATGGTTGATGTAAACAGTATTTCACCGCAACAAGCCGATCAAATTGCAAGACAAAAACGAGAAGAAATTTCTCGTCAGAATTTTGCAAGAGCATCAGAAGAGGCAAAAGAATGGGCGGCGAAACAAAATCAGTATAAATCAACTATGTTTACGCCAAGAACATTCTAGATAAAAAAAAGAGCGGTTAATTTTGCCGCTCTTTAATCTTTCTTTAAATTTTAATCTAATAATCCAGCAATATCTTTCATGTCAGGCGCATAGTAAACGTTTTGCAAGATTCTAATGTCTTTATGGCCTGAGATTTTAGCTAAAGTCATCACATCGACTTTCTTCGCCAATCTAGTTAGCGCCTCTCTTCGAGTGTCATGAAAATGCAAATGCTCGCATAACGCCATTTTTTTCAATTTTCTAAACGTTGCATCAAGTGATTTTGATTCAATTTGAAAGCACGTTCCAGTATTGCCAACTTCTTCTTTTAACCTTTCTAAAATTGCAATAGCCTTTTTCGATAAAGGTACTCTTCGAGAAGAGCCGTTTTTCGTTATCGGCAAATATGCAGTTCTATCCTCAAAATCAACATTATCCCAAGTTAGCCCACAAATTTCACCGGCTCGCATTGCCGTTTCGATGGCAAATAGCATCGCTGCACCAGTTCTTGCTCTAACCGTCTTTAATGTATCGTGATAGCTGCTAACATATAGCAACCGTTCTATCTCTTCATCAGAGTATCGCTGCGTTCTTGGTTGACTTCCTTTAGGTAAAACAAGCCCTGATGTGGGGTTTCTTTCAATATAATCCCAACGCTCAACCGCAACGGTAAAAATATGCTTGATAGTGGATAGTTCCCGCCTAATACTTTCACCGCTAACCGATTTTTCCCTTTCGGCAATCCATAATTCAAAATCTTTTCTTGTGACATCGCCTATATATTTACTACAAATAGGGTGTTGCATAAACCTATTAAGCCTTAAAGTTTCGTGCCGCACGCCTCGTTTAGTTGGTGTAATTTCTTTCAAATACCGCTCGACAACATCCGATAGTAGCGTTTCAGGTTGTAATCCTTTCTTTTGTAGGTCTAATTTTCTCTCTTCCTCTAACGCCCATTGCGTTGCCTCGCCTTTGGTGTTGAAAGATTTAGATCTGCGCCCGCCTTTATCATAAACTTGCGCACGCCATTTATTGCCACGCTTATGTATAGTAGCCATTTTTTTACCCTTATATTTAGCTGGTGCAGTGTTGCAAAAAGTGGTGCAGTTTTGGTGCAGTCAGCAGATAAAAATATATAAAATTAGATAAAAAATGGCAATACAGGTTAAAGAATAAACTTAGAATTTACAGTCAAACAAGCTCATAAGTTATTGATTTTAAATGCGTAAAATACAAAAAGAAAAATCCCCGCTCAATTAGCGAGGATTATAATATGGTGCCTAGGGTC